AATGGCCATCGTCATCCGGAAGCCCGGCCAGATCGGCGCCCTGCTAAGAAGACAGCTTGAGCGGGACCGCGATCTCGTCGCGAGGGTAGCCCTCGAGACCGCGCAACGAGGGCTGGCGAAGGCCATCGCCGAGACGGACCGCCAGGGCCTCGTGGACCGTGGGACCTTCAAGCTCTCCTGGAAGGCCGAACGGGTTCCGGGCGGCGCCGAGCTGCGCAACGATGCACCCTACGCGGCCGTCATCGAGTACGGCCGGCGTCCGGGTCGCCCGGGGCCTCCCCTCGCACCGATCCTGGCCTGGGTTCATCGCAAGTTGGTGGCCAACGGCCAGGTGCAGGAGAAGGACGCCGAGGAAGCCGCCCGCGACATCCGCGACAAGATCCACTTCGCCGGCTCCCCCCCCCACCACATCCTGACCGACCTGGTCCCCGACCTGCGCCGGTGGTTCAAGACGGAAGCGCTCCGGAGGCTCAAGCGGCGCCATGGCAACTGAATCCGCCGTCGCCGCGCTGGACGCCCTCGTCACCTACTTCCAGTCCGCCCTCGGCTCATCGTTCCGGGTGCGCCGGGGCTGGCCGGAACCCGGAGTTGACCTCGACCTCCAGACCGGCCCGGTCCTGACCCTCTTCACCTCCGGCGAAGGCGACCACGAGTCCGTCTCGCCCTACCAGGTGGATGCGGCCACGGTCTCCGAGAGCATCACAGTCACCTACAAGACCGCCAACCTCAAGTTCCGGGCACAGCTCGACCTCTGGGCGCAGTACCGCTACGCGCGTGACCAGGCAGCCACATCGGTCGGCGCCGTTCTGCACAATGACCTGCCCTTCACGACAGGCCTGGTCCTGACAACCACCCCGGGTCGCCCTGTGCACGCGGTCGCCCGGGCCCTGAACTTCCCCGACGATGGCGAATCCGTCGCCGCCGGCGAGTGGCGCCGTACGTGGATGCTCGATGTCCAGACCGACGAGGTCGGCACCGTCGCGTGGACGCCCGCGGCCACCATCGCCATCGAGCTCGACGCCGAGTCGCAAGGCTCCACGAGCAGCGCCTCCATCGAAATCACGACCTGACGGCCCTCTGGGCCGAGGAGCAGCATCATGGGTGGATCCCTCGTCCGCAAGGTGACCGGCGCCAGCGGCATCGGCTACGGCGTCAACCTCTGGGAGGTCTCGCCTCCCCGCTCGGTGACCGGCGAAGCCCTCAACGTCATCGGCATGGTCGCGGAGCTGCCTTGGGGGGATGTGGATGTCATCACCACGGTGACCAATCCCGCCGAGTTCTTCGCGACGTTCTACCCCAACGAGTTCGACGCGGCGGTGAAGGACTACACGACCTACCGGGCCATCCTGGCACTCCTCAACAAGCCCATCTTCACGAAGGGCGGCCTCAAGATCGTCCGCGTCGGGGCCACCAGCCAGGTCAAGGCCTTCAAGACCGATACCGGCACGGGTACCGTCACCTGCACGGCGAAATGCTTCGGAGCGCTCGGCAACCAGATCAAGCGCCAGTGGACGGCCGCCACCGACCTGGATGCGCTCAAGCGGAACCTGGTCATCACCATCGGCAGCCAGTACTCGGCGACCTACGAAAACCTCACCGTGGCCAACGTCGATCAGGTGGACGACCCCTTCGTCACCGTGACGAAGAACACGCTCACGGTGTTCCCCGTGGCGGGTTCGGCCGAGGCCCTCGCAACGGGGTCCGATGGGGCCGCGGTGGCCGGCGACTACGTCGGGTCGGGCGGTTCGGAGAAGGGCATCCAGCTCTTCTACGGCGAGTCCGTAAAGGTCTCGGTGCTCTTCGTCGCCGAGTGCCCCTCCGCCCTGCTAAACGCGGTCAACGCGGGTCTCGAGGCCTACGTCCAGGCCTGCGACAAGGGCCTCGTGGTGCTTTGCACGGTGGACGGCCAGACCTCGGCCAACGCGATCACCTACGTCGCCGACTACCCCGACGACCGCCTCGTGTACGTCTGGCCGCGGGTAAAGACCACCAACTTCTTCGATCCGAACGTCGCGGAGATCGAGGTGGACGGCAACGCCTTCGCCGCGGCAGCCATCGCCAACGTGGACGCCTGGCTCTCCCCGGGTGGCGCCGGCGGCGCGAAGTTCCTCACCGGCATCACCGGCCTGGAGACCGAGGCCACGTCCCGGACCACGATGGACGCCCTCTCCACCGCGGGCGTGGTGCCTTGGTTCATGTCCACCGCCATGGGCGGCGCCATCCTCTACCGTGGCCGCACCACCGCGGTGGACGGCACCCGCATCTTCCGCCGGCGGATGACCGACTACCTCATGGACGCGATCGGCGGGTTCGCGGAACACTACGTCGAGACCCAGTTGGATCTCGTCCTCTCGGACCAGGTCCTCGGCCCCAACACCGGCGGGTTCATCGCCGCCGTGCAGCGGTTCCTCGGCAACGAGAGGTCCCAGACCCACCTCCAGTCCTTCTCGGTCGACCCCTGGTCGCAGAACACCCAGGAGGACATCGACGGCGGACGGTGGACCACCTACCTCGCAGTCAAGTTGTATTCGATGGCGGAAGAAATCGTGCTGAAGGCCGAAATCGGGGAAACGGTCACCATCAGCGAGTAGTCGTCTCCGGCCGAGCGCGACGCATCCGTCTTCACCTGGTCCACGCGACCCGTAGGAGCATCCCATGCCTGATACCAGTCTCGCGGTCGAGGGAAAGGACACCTCGATCGTCATCACCTACGACGGCATCGTCATTCAGGCCTACGAAAGCGTGGGCTTCAAGGCGGAGCCCATCATCGGCGTCACCCGGACCAAACCGCTCGGAACCACCACGGTTTTCATCGACACCGTGCCCGAGGGGTGGAAGGTCCAGATCGACATCGAGACCTCCAAGAAGGCCGTCGACGAGTTGATGGACGTGATCATCTCCGCGGAGACGCTCCGCCTCCCCGGCGTCCTCGCCGTGCAGGAGACCACCCGCTACCGCGACCTCACGTCGAAGTCCTACCTCTACGTCGACCTCAAGGTCACCGGCGCCCCGCGCGAAGCGAAGCGGGGGCAGGCGACCACCTACCAGCTCCAGATGGAGACTGGGATCAATCGCATCGCCGTCTGACGGGAGCCCCATGCGCAAGGCCTTCGAATGCTCGATTCCCGGCGGTCCCACCGTCGTGATAGCCGAGCTGACCCCCTCCGAGGTCCTGACCGCCATGCGCGGCGCGGGACGGGGCGCCTCTGCCTTCGCCGCTCGCCTCGAGTGTGTGCGACATGCCCTCCGCCAGGTGGACGGGCACGACGTCCGCTACCTGGACGTCACCGGGGAGCGGCTACGCGCCTTGGTGCCCCGCACCCGGCACCAGTTCGCCCTCTCCATCGCCTGGGGTCGCATCCACGAGCCCAACGACGAAACTGTCGAGCGGATGCACGGCACGTTGAGCCCGGAGATCGGCCCCGATGGTGAGAGATGGACGGCTACCCTCCCGGATGGGCGCCGCGTCGTGCTCGCCGAGCAGTCCCCCGAGACGGTGGCCGAGGCCCTGACGCGGGCACAGCGGACCAACAAGGGGGAGGCCCTCCAGTTCTTCGCAGGCCTGCTCGATTCCGTCCGCATCTCCCTCGTGGAGGTGGACGGTCGGACCGTGAGCCAGGCAGAGCTTGCCGGCAAGGGCTGGGACCAGCGCTTCTCGGTCGCAGAGACCTTCCTCCTCGGCGCTGCATGGAACGAGATCCATGTCTCCGGAGGCGCCGACCTCGTGGGGGAATTGAAGCCCGTACTTGGGACGCCATCGCCTACGCCTGCAGGTACGGGCACCAACGACTCGAAGACGTCCTGACCTGGCCGTTGCGACAGCTCAACGCCTTCAACGACGCCCTGGGGCGCATCGTCCAGGACGAGAACGGACGCAACGGAGACGACGATGGCCGATGACTACCAGATCGTCGCACGCATCGTCGCCGAGGATGCGACAGGGGCCGGCGCGTCGGGCGCGGAACGCCACCTCGACGGGGTGCAGGAGCACGCACGGCGCACGGGCGCAAACATCACCAGCATCCTCTCCCGCGCCTTCGCCATCGTCGGCGGCGCCGCGGGGGTCGGGATGGCGGTGAAGGGCATCGTGGGTCTTCACGCCACCGCGCAGGACGCGACCAACGGCATTGCCGCGCTGCTCAACGTGCAGACGGGCGCGCCCATCAACACGACCCTGGCGCGAGCCCGGGAGCTGGTCCAGGGCCTCAAGCAGGACGCCGCGGCGGGCGTCGGCGAGCTGAACGACTACACACAGGGCTTCCAGCGCCTGCTGTCCCCGGGCCTCGGCGCGGGGGGCTCCCTCGACCAGATCAAGGAGCTGAACAAGCTGGCAATCGCCGGCGCCGGAGCATTGTACGGCGCCGAAGGGACGGCCCTGGGGCCTGCCGACGTCGCCCAGGCCATCCTCCAGGGGGCCAACCCCACCGAGACGCCCGTCGTCATGCAGGCCCTATCAGCATCAGGGGTCACACAGAAGAAGTTCAACGCCATGAGCCAATCCGATCGGCTCACCACCCTTCTGGCCGCGTTCGGAAAGTTCGGACCCGCTATCGAGCTCATGGGCAAGTCCTGGAACGCCCAGATGAGCACCTTCCAGGACAGCGTAAAGAGCGTCATCGCGGACGTGACCCGGCCCTTGTTCGACAAGTGGACCGAACAGCTCCGCGACGTGAACGACTGGTTCAAGGAGCACCAGGTCCAGATCAAGAACATCACCGACACCTGGGGCCCCAAGCTCGTCGCCCTCTGGGACCACCTGGTCAAGCAGGCCGGGACCTACGCCGCGCTCGTGGGGGCGGCGGCGGTCGCCCAGGTCATTCCCCTTGGCGGCGCCGCCGCAAGGGTCGGGCCGGGCGTGGCCGCCAGCGGCATGCCGTACCTCACGCGGGAGCTCGCTGTGGTGGGTGGGGTCGTCAAGGCCGGTGGAGGTGGCGGCGTCCTGGCTGCTCTCGGCGGCTCGTTGAGCGGAATCATGGGCAGCTTGAGCGCCCTGGCGGGCCCGCTCCTCATCGTGGCAGGTGCGTTCCTGGCCGTGAAGGGTGCGATCGGGGAGTTCCCGGGGCTCCTCATTTGGCTCGGCGACGAGGCCCGGCAGTTCATGGCCGCTATCGGCGACCTGGGATCGGCCTTCGGAATGCTCACCGCGCGCGGAAGCGCCCTCAACATCGTCGGCGCCGCCATCGTGGGCGTCATCGGCGGCATCATTGGGACGATGACCGACATGGTCAAGGTCTCGGCGACTGTCGTGACCGCGTTCGGCCTGCTATTCCGCGTCCTGGGATTCATCGGGAAGGCCATCGTGGCCATCTTCCACGGCGACATCGGCGTGCTCGACACGTTGAAGACCGACATCACAGGCGCCGCCGCGGACGCCTGGGCGTTGACGAAGGATATGTGGGTGCCCAAAGAGGTCGATACCCCTGCGGAATGGCAGGGTCCCAAGCAAGACCTCCCCACCACGAAACCCCCCGTCGTGAACATTGGCCAGGTCACGATCAACCAGCGCATCGAGGCCAACGACGATCCCGTCCGGATCGTTCGCGCTTTCGACTCGGCCATCGAGCACGTCGAGAAGTACCGCCGTCAGTCGCGTCGTCGGTTCGCCCCCGCTCTGTAGGAATCCCCAATGTCCGGCTCCGCTGATGGACGGCCCGTCACCATCCGCGAGCTGGAGGGAGACCTGCGCTCGGTCACCCTGGAAGGTCCGGATCTTCCGGATCAAGGAGTAGAGGCACCCGTCTCGATGCGGATGGTCCGGACCCGCTACCCGGGTTCGTCGGGCGTCTCGACGCAGATCCTCGGCATTGAGGAGGGCGACATCGAGCTGCGGTGCTTCTTCAACGACGCCCTCACGCTGCTCGACGAAGGCGCCATCGGCCAGGTGGAGACCCTCCGCGGCCTGGTCCAGGGCGGTGCCTGGTGTGAGCTGGCCTGGGGGACCCTCCTCGTCCGCCGGGGCTACGTCACCAAGGTCGTCCCCAGCTACCACCGGGAGTCGATGATCGGCTGCATAATCACGTTCGCCCCAGACGAAGCGGACGAGGTCTTCTACCTGGCGATCCAGCAGCCGAAGGTCTCCCTCGAACAGATCATGGCCGCCAGCGACGCCGCCCTTCGCCTGCTCGACCTGCTCGACGACGCCATCGCCATCGCCAACCTGGCGTCCATGGTGATCTCGTGAGAACCGTCGCCGCGTTCAACGCCGACGCCGGTGCCATCTCCGCGGGCGTCCGCACGGCCATCGCGAGCGTCGATACGCTCCTCCGGCAGGGCAAGGCGACGGCACAGACCATCCGCCACCTCCGCGCCGAGGTGCAGGGCTACCTGGACGACATCCGGACCCTCCGGACGAACCTCGACCTCGTGGACGTCGAGGATCTCCAGACGGCGGACCGCGCGGACGACACCCTCGCCCTGTGGCGCTGGGAGCGGGAGGTCCGCCACACGATGGGCTCCGCCGGCTACCAGCTCCGCCGGCTCTGGGAGCTGCTCCGGGACTTCGAACAGGGGTCCACGCGGACGCTCCACACCGTGCGCTCCGGAGATACCCTCCAGCGCCTCGCCGCCCGCTACCTCGGCGACTGGCGCGAGTGGCCGAGGCTCCTCGACGCCAACCCCGGCCTCGAGGCCGGTCCGCTCACCTCCGGGCAGGTGCTGACCATCCCGTCGAAGGCGTAGTCCATGCCCGCTCGCTTCCGCATCCGGGACCTCCTGGATCGGCAGGGCGCTGCCCTGGATCGGCTCTCCGACCGGGACGCCCGGGCGTTCCTGCGCGCCTATGAGGACGCCCGCCGGGAGCTGCGTGAGCAGCTCGACGTGATGGTCCGGACCGGCGCGGACCGCAAGACCCCCTTCTCGGCGGCCTACCTCCGCTCGACGATGGCGCAGGTCGAGGGGGGCATCCGCAGCCTCGAGCGACGCCTGGGGACCGTCCTCGACGCCGCCACGCGCCGTCAGCGGGACCAGGCGCTCGAGGACCTCCTCGCAGTCGTCGGACGGGCGGAACGAGACCAGTTCACGGAACTGTCCACCCGCATCGAGACGCAGGCCCTCCAGCGGTTCGTCCAGCAGGACGGGCTCCTCCTCCACCAGCACAGCATTCAGCGCTACGGTCGCGACCTGGTCTCCAAGATCCAGGCGGAGCTGGTGGGCGGGGTCGTTCGCCAGCTCACCCTCGACCAGGTGGTCGACCGGATCGTCGGCACGGATCAGTCCGTCTTCGCCGGCATGCGCCACCGGGCGGAACTCATCGCCCGGATGGAGATGTCGCGGGCCTACAACGAGGGCCACCAGGCGTCCCTGGAAGAGGCCTCCAACGTCCTCGACGCCGACGAGCCCGACCGCCCCGACCCCTTGGTGAAGCGCGCGGACGAGTACCTCGACAAGCGGAACCACCCCTTCTCACGGGCCCTGGACGGGAAGATCGCCCCCATCACCGTCCAGGTGGGTGACAAGCACGTTCCCGGCGAGTGGGAGGTTCCTGACTCGGAGGTCCAGGCCGCGGCGAAGGCCATCGGCAAGCGCGCCAGCGGCATCGTCTGGAGGAAGGAGGGGTCTACCTGGAAGGGGTCGATGCACCCCGCCCACTACAACGATCGTGGGCGCATGACGCCCTGGAGGTCGAGCTGGGAGGAGATGGACCGGACGCCGGTTGAGAGGCCGAAGTGGAGGCCGAAGGCGCGTCGTGGGCGGCCGGCGGAGACGGATGAGGAACCAGTGAAGGTGCGAGAGGCGGCGCCAAGGACGGGAGGGGCAAGAATCCCCGAGGCTCCAACAGGGCTGACCGTGCCATCGAGGCAACCAGATCCAAATGCGAGGCCTGGCGGCATCCCCAGGAAGATCCGTAAGGATTCCGATAGCGCCCGAAGCGACAGACGTGAGAATGAAGCCGCCATCATGGTGGCACAGGCAGGCTTCGACATCATGCAGCTTCCAGAGAAGAAGGACCAAAAGAACCCAGATTATGGGATCGAGGGTCGGATCTTCGACTGCTATTCCCCGAAGCCCGGGCATCTGAACACCGTTCGACGGACTTTCGACGGGAAGATCAAAGCCCAGCAAGCCAGACGCTTCATTCTCAACCTCACGGATGCACCAAATCTTTCCGTAGAGGACATCACTCGACATTTCCAGGAAGATCCTCTCGAAGG